TTAGATTATGGTGTAACTGGACAAGATTCTATAACTAATCTTTTTGTAAGAGAATATTTTGAACAACTATCTTTTTGTTTAAATAAGTATAAGAAAAAATATCTTTACTCTGATACCGATCAAGCATCTTATGTATTAGAAGGAGCCAATATACAGAAATATAAACCTAAACAAGGTTTCCATAGATGGCACTACGAAAATAATGGCCAAGATATTAGTATTAAAAGACATTTGGTATTTATGACTTATTTAAATACTGTTAAAAATGGGGGAACTAAGTTTTTTTATCAAAATAAAATAATACAAGCAAACATAGGTAAAACAGTAATTTGGCCAGCTGCATGGACACACACCCATACCGGTCAGATATCTAAAACACAAACAAAATATATAATTACAGGATGGTTTAGATATGTTTAAAACAATTGAACTATTTAAAACTAATTTATATTATACAGAATTTAATAACATAGATCATAAAAAGATTAAAAAATATGTAAATGCTATCAAGAAAGAAGAACATCAAATAGAAGCATCTAACGTTGGTGGTTTTCATAGTCAATATTTTTATACTCCTTTTCCAAGTTGTGTTGAAAAATTAAATAATAAAATTAATAATTTTATTAAAGAAAAGGTAAGAAAAGATTATTCGTGTAAAGGTGAAATTTTTATTCATAACAGTTGGTTTATATCTAATAAGACTATGGATTTTAATAAACCACATAAACACCCTCCTTATACTTTTTCAGGAGTTTATTATATAGATGTTCCAGAAAATTCTGGCGACATTGTTTTTGATAATCAATTCGAAATGAATAATTATGCTATGTCTTATAACGAATGGAATTCTTTAAATTGTAAAGATTTTAAGGTTACGCCTAAGTCGGGTATGTTATTAATTTTTCCTGCTTGGTTAAATCATTACGTGACACCTAATAAAAGTAAAAAAGAAAGATTAATATATAGTTTTAACATATGATAAACGGCGCTAAATGGTGGATTTGGAAAGGAGATGTTTCTAAAAAAATCTGTGAAAAAATTATAAAATTAGGTAAGTCTAAAAAATCTACTAAAGGTTTTTTAGGTAAGGATACCTATGATCCTATTAAAAGAAAATCAAGTTTAGTATGGTTAAGTGATCAGAAAATTTTTGATCTAATGTCTTATTATATAAACCTTGCTAATAAGAATGCTGGATGGAACGTAGAAATTTCTAGAATGGAAGATGTTCAATTTACAAATTACGATAAAAAAGGTCATTATGATTGGCATGTAGATTGTGCTGATGAACCTTTTGCAGAAGATGCTCATGAAAATTTTAGAGGTAAAATAAGAAAACTTTCATGTATTATTAATTTATCAGATGGAGATAAATTTGAAGGGGGAGATCTTTTTATAGCCCAAGACCAATCAGCATCTCCTGAAAGAAAAATAAACAGGATAACCGAATTAAGAAAACAAGGAAGTGTTATTGTATTTCCTAGTTATACTCACCATAAAGTATCTCCTGTTAAAAAAGGTAAAAGACATTCTTTAGTAGCTTGGAGTATTGGACAGCCGTGGAAATAATAAAAACTAATTTTGCTAATTTTGTAGTAATGGATGTAAATTTAAATAAATTAAAATACACCTCTAAAGGTAAACAAAAATTATCATATAATTCTAATACGCCTAGAAAAGATAATTTAACTTTTAAAAATCCCGACTATCTTAAAGAGTGTATTGAAAAAGGAACTAATAAAATTATGGCTTCATATGAACAAAATTATGAATACGATATTTTAATCCCTCCTATATGGGAACATCAATATAAAAAAAACGATTTTCAAGAAGACCATATTCATTATACAGATCATTTTAGTTTTGTTATATACGTTAAGGGTGTATCAGGAACTGTGTTTAAAAATCCATGTGGTTACCACCTTCAATCAATGTATCCAAAATTTGATAATTACCTAGTTGGTTATGAGTTTGCTCCTAAATTAAAAAAAGGACAGATGATTTTTTTTCCAAGTTACATTCCACACTATGTAGTTAAAAGTTCTAATAAAAAAACAATTGTAGGAGATATACAAATTCAAAGATGATTAAGTTTGTTAATAAATTTTTAGATAAAAAACAATTAAAAAAAGTATATGATTATTATGATGCTTTGATTTTTAAAAACGATGATAAATTAGTTAGGGAACCTAAAAATTCACAAGTCCCCAATGCTGTATATATGTATAATGATGTAGTCTCTAACTACATAATGTTAACCAAACTTAAATTGGTTGAAAAACAATTTGGAGAAAAATTAATACCTACATATTCTTTTGTTAGACAATACTCTAGAGGAATGGAATTAAAAAAACATATTGATAGATCTGCATGTGAGATGTCCTTAACATTAAATATTTGGCAAGATGAAAACTGGCCTATTTATTTTGAAAAAGATAAAAAGAAAATAGAAATATATACAGAGCCGGGTCAAGCAGCATTATATGAAGGATGTATTTATCCTCATTGGAGAGAGAAATACAAAGGAGAAAGTTATCTACAAATTTTTATGCACTATGTTAGAGCAAACGGTAAAAACACAGATCATTATTTAGATGGTTTAGGTAAATTAAATTACCCGAAAGAGATTTATAAAAAATGGTTATAGAAGGAAAGATACCTAAAGAAGCTTTAGACGCTGTTAAAAAAAATGTCGTGGACAACAACGACTTCCCTTGGTACTGGTTAGATAAACCGGTCACAACAAAATACCCGTGCATGCATCATTTGATGCTGCCTAGATATAACTATGATACCAATGAGGGGTGTAGAATTAATTCTCCTTACTATGATTTATTTAATAAAATATTTTTAGATTTTTGTAGAACAAAAAAAATTAAAATAAAAAGATTACTTAGGTCTCAGTTAAACTTGACATGGAGTTTTAAAGGGGAATATAGTAAACCACATACAGATCATCCATTTAAACACAGTCTTTGTATAATATATTTAAACTCTTTTAGTAAAGGTTCTACTTATTTATTTAAAGGAAAAAAAATGTTAAAGGAAATAAAAGCTAAGGAAGGCAAGATTGTAGTTTTTCCAGGGGTAAAACATGCTGCGGGATTTTGTAAAAAAGAAAATGAAAGAAGACTAATATGTATTATTTCTTTTGAGGAACAGGACAAAGATGGATAAAGTTACAATTTTTAGTGAATCATTAATTATCTCAAGTATAATTAATAAAAATTTAACTAAAAAAATTATAAGTATTTTAAACGAAAAAGAAAAGAAAGGATTAGGGGCTACTAAATCTAATAAAGGTAATGCTTTTCAAACTGGTTTTATTAATGATGAATTTATATTAAAATGTTTAAATGCTAAAGTTGCAGAATGTTTATCTCTGTATTCTAAAAATATGAAAAAAGATATAAGAGTATCTATCTTAAATTTTTGGATTAATAAAAATTACAAAAACTCTTACAATGCACCACATGTTCATCCAGGAGCTAATTTTTCTGGTGTGTATTATGTTAATGTTTCAAAAAAAGAAGGTAAACTTTTATTTCTTAAAGACACTGCTTCTTGTTTTACAAGCAATGACATGTTTTTTAAAGGGGTGGATTTTAATGAAGTATACCAAGTGCAGCCTGTAAATAATTCATTTGTTTTATTTCCAGCGCATTTAAATCATATGGTCGAACCCCATAATGATAACAAACCTAGAATTTCAGTTTCATTTAATGTAAATGTAAGCCACAATGATTAAAACATTATTTTCTATAGACGCATTTATCACTGATATAAAAGATTGGAAAACAAAAAAAGCTAAATTAAAAAAAGTTATTGATTTATTAAAATACTATAGGAGACCCCATACTAATTTTGACACCACTAGATTTGGGAAGTCTAACAAAGAGTTGACTAAAAATTTATTAAACATTTTTTCACAAGAGTTTAATGTTTTTGGAAATGAATGTGGGTTTAATAAATTAGATATTACAGATTCATGGGTTGTTAAATACAAACAAAACGATCATCAAATTGTACATCATCATGGTGGTGTAATGTATAGTGGAATTATTTATGTAGATTTATTTAAAGATCAGGAGAGCACTACTTTTGTAGCTCCGTGGCCAAGCGAAACAACCGGACAAACAAAGCTAACTAAAATTGAATGTAAAGAAGGTACTTTAGTCATTTTTCCAGGTCATTTAATGCATTTTGTAAAACCCAACCTTATAAAAAAACATAGAATAGTTATCTCTTTTGATATAAACTGCAAATAAATTAACATAAAATATCGGTATTGCTGATATATAGTCAATTATTATGCTACAAAAATTAGGATTTTTACCAGGATTTAATAAACAAGTTACATCAACAGGTGCCGAGTCACAATGGACTGGTGGAGAAAACGTACGTTTTAGATATGGTACACCTGAAAAAATAGGTGGTTGGTCTCAATTAGGAGAGAGTAAATTAACAGGTGCAGCTAGAGGTTTGCATCACATGGTTAATAAAGAAGGTATTAAGTACGCTTTAATTGGAACTAACAGGATTTTATATGTTTATACAGGGGAAGTGTACTATGATATTCATCCTCTAGTTAATCCATCAGGAACAGCTACTACTAATTTTTTTAGCACAACTAACGGATCACCGACTGTAACACTTACATTTAGTGGTTCTCATAATTTTCAAGTAGGAGATATAATATTATTTGGTGATGCAACTACATTTAGTGCTATTACAGGTTCTAATTTTACAGCTACAGATTTTGCTGAAAAAAAATTTATGGTAGCAAGTGTACCAACAACTACCACTCTTACAATCACAATGCCTAGTAATGAGGGTGGAGCGGGAGCTACAACTTCTGGAGGTATGACTTATTTTCAATACTATCATGTAGGACCAGCTGAACAAGTGGGAGTCTTTGGTTATGGTATTTCTCAATGGGGTGGTTCAGTAACTAGTCCACAAACAACTACGTTGAATGGTTCTTTAGGTGATAATGCTTTTGGAACAGGTGGATCAGGAACCACAATTAACGTAGCAAGCACCACGGGTTTTCCAAGTGCAGGTACAAATTTCATACAAGTTGGAACAGAAGAAATATCTTATACGGGAATTACGGCTACAAGTTTTACAGGAATTGTTAGAGCTGTTAGAGGAACAACTCGAGCTGCTCACAGCACTAGTGCAACTGTTACTAACTACAGCGGATTTTCTGGATGGGGATCAGCAGCTACGTCTGGAGATAAAGTTAAAGAACCAGGTATGTGGTCTATAGATAATTTAGGTAGCACAGCTATTGCATTAATATTTAATGGTGAGTGTTTTGAATGGAATTCAGATTTAGCAAATGCTGTAACAACAAGAGCAACAATTATATCTGGAGCACCGACAGCGTCACGTGACATGTTAGTATCAACACCAGACCGTCACTTAGTATTTTTTGGAACAGAAACAACTATAGGTGATAAAACTACTCAAGATGAAATGTTTATAAGATTCTCGTCTCAAGAAAATATTAATGACTACACACCAACAGCTGAGAATAGTGCTGGTACACAAAGACTGGCCGCTGGATCACGGA